CCCCGCTCTTGAGAGGGGCGGCGGCTTTCGTTGACAGGTTCACCGCGCCGAGAAGCTCAGCCTCGAAACGTTTCAGGCGCTTCACGGTTGTCTTCCAGCGCCGCATGGCTGGCGGCTGGATGATCACAAGCTCGACCTCATCGACGCCATCGAACGCCCACTTGGTCGCAGGCGTCCGCATCGCTGCGGCTGCGTAGAACATCAGCTGCTCGTTCTCTTCGGCTTCGACCATAACGCCGCTGCCGAATTTCCAATCCAGCACGATAGCAGTCTTGCCTATCCTGCCGACGATGTCGGCAGAGCCGAACACGCCGGGAATGAACTCGCCAAAGCCCACATAAGCTTCGACCTCGAACTCCAGTGTCTTGTCAGGGTCAACCTCGGCAAGCAGCGCCAGCGCAGGCTCGATCTTGTCTTCGATCAGGTCTTGAGTGAGTACGGCGCTGCCGTAGGTCTTGCCGAGAAACACGTCGGCAGGATAGTCAAGCGTCAGCATCGCCGCAATCGTGTCGTGAAGAAGCGTACCTTCATCGGCGTAGCTGCTTGACGGCTTCGGGGGCATCTTGGCTACCAGTGACACGCTGCCGGGGCAGTTTATCACACGCTTGGCGGTGCTTCCACCGACGATCTTACTGTGTTGGCTCATAAGCTCTCCCGTTTCATGGCTCCTAGCTAGCATGTCCGACTTTTTCGTTCAAGGCACCTTGTGCGCTTTTCGCTTAGCGCGTATCTAGGCTTCATGGAGCGCGACATTGAACGATATTTTGTGAAGCGCATCGAAGCCCTCGGGGGCCGCGCGTACAAATTTGTTTCCACAAACAACCGTGGGGTATACGACCGTGTCGTAGTGCTGCCCGACGGCCGCATCTGGTTCGTGGAGCTTAAAGCCCCGACCGGGCGGCTGTCCAAACTACAAGAGAAGTTTCGCGACGACGTGACGGCCCTCGGGGCCAAGAACGCGGTGCTGTACTCGAAAGACGCCGTAGACAATTTCATCTTCATGCTGGGAGTGAGCGAATGAGTAGTTTTTTCTGTATGGACTGTAACTCGCACGATTGCGAACATACCCGCTTCCGCATGGACCAGCGCACCGCGTCGCTTAACAAAAAGGAACCGCCAATGACCGACGTAAGAGACATCATCAGAGCGCGCGGGGTCACCCACGGTGACTACCCGACGCAGGCGCTGACGGCCGACGAGATTCGCCAAGAGATCATCCACAGCCTGAACTACCCGGCAATGACGGCCGTGCAGCGCGACGCGCTGATGATGATCGCCGTCAAGATCAGCCGTATCCTGAACGGCGACCACACATCTGGTGACAGCTGGCTGGACATCGCCGGTTACGCAATTCTGGCGTACGACTACCTTCAGGAACACAACAATGGCTAAGCACAAACTTAGCGCCGCGCTCGCCGAATACGAACGCGCAAGCGAAGCGGCTTTCAAAACGTACAACTACGCGTTGGAGTCGCTACGCGCTGAATACCGACGCGCGGAACGTGCGGCGCAGGAGGCTTACGCCCGTGCGCTGACAAAGCAGCAGGGTCTGTCATGACATTTGTATTTTGGGCAATAGCAGGCGGTGTGTTGAACCGCTTTTCTGGCTGGACGGACTACTTACCCGGCCGCAACATCTATTATGCGGCGCTCGCGGCGCTTGCCGCCGTCTGGTACTTCTACGGCGCAGTGTGGGGCGGGTTTGTGTTTGTCTCATTCCTGCTCTATCGCATACCCGGCTGGTATAAGTCGTTGGACATGGGGACGTTTGGCGGCACTCTGGCTGGCGACGCGGCGGTCATGTTCTTACGCGGGCTGTTGTTTGCGCCAGTGTTTGTCTGGTCGGCCTACATGCACCAAGACGCAGCGCCGCTACTGTGGCTTTGTCTTGCATCCGGTGGCGCAGTCTTGTCGTACGTTATAGGCAACTATTACGTCGTTAAAATTATGCGCGACCCGTTCTGGTTTATTGAGTTTGCAGCCGGGGCCTGCTTTGGTCTGGCGGTTGGTCTGGCCGTGACGCTGTGACCGCCGCGCTGCGACCCTACCAACGTGACGCCGCGATGCACCTGTCGTCGCGCAACCGCGCGATGGTCCTAGCAAAAGTCGGCGGCGGCAAGACGCTCATTGCGCTCACCGCCATGATGATGCGGCAGGACGTACAGAAGTGGCTGGTGCTGGCACCCAAGCGCGTCTGCGACGAGGTGTGGTATCAAGAGTGCCAGAAGTGGCAGCTACCTATTACGCTTGCTGTTGCAACCGGCACGCCGCGTAACCGCGCTTACGCGTTTAACCGCGACGACGCAGACGCCGTTGTGACCAACTATGACAACATACAGAGTCTGCCTGACTTAATAGACTTCGATGGGATCATTTTTGACGAGCTTACGCGCCTCAAGAACCCGTCAGGCAAGCGTTTCAAAGACCTGCTCAAGCTGATCGACCACATCCCAGTGCGCTGGGGTCTCACCGGGTCGTTCACTTCGAACGGTCTGGAAGATGTTTTTGGTCAGTGCAAGATCGTCGACCAGACGCTTCTCGGCCGTACGAAGGGGGCGTTTATCCAGCAACATTTCATAACCATCAACCGCGATTGGGGCCAGTACGAGCCCCGGCCCGGCGCGCTGGAAGTCGTGATGGAGAAGATTAAGCCCGCCACTTACCTGCTGGAGAACAAAGACTACGCCGACACGCTGCCGCCGCTGCACGTTGTGCCGCTGACGTGTGAGCTACCCGACCGCAAGCCGTATGAAGCCATGAAAAAGCACTACGTGGCTGAGTTTGCCGGGCAGGACATCACAGCTGTGAACGCTGCGGCGGCGTCACAGAAGCTGACGCAGATCGCGTCGGGCTTTGCATATGACGCCGACGGCGCTGGCCACTGGCACAGCCAGCACAAGTTTGACCGGCTGGAGGAACTACTCGCTGAGAACCAGCGCGAGAACACGATCATCGTCTACAACTACAAGGAAGAACTGGCGCAACTACGGCGTCTGTACCCCTTCATCGAAACAATGGACGACAAGGATGTCGTGGCGCGATGGAACGCGGGCAAGGTGCCGTTGCTGGCGCTGCACCCGAAGTCAGCCGGTCACGGGCTCAACTTGCAGCACGGCGGGTCCACGCTCGTGTTCCTTTCCCTCCCTTGGTCACTTGAACTCTACGAGCAAACCATCGGACGCCTGCACAGGAGCGGCCAGACCAAAGCCGTGTGGGTCTACGCCATGATGACTGAACGTACGATAGACGAGCGTATCTGGACTGCGCTGAGTGACAAGCGCGGGGTCTCGGACGCCGCTATAAAAGAGCTACGCGGATGAAACAGGTACACTGGCGCTGGATGGGCCGGGAGCTACACAAGCTCACCGAGAACCAAGTCAAGAGGCTTTTATTTATGGAGATGGACGGCGCGCGGCGTCCCCGCATTGTCGTGCGGCTGCATCAGCGCCTGTGTATTCTGAGAACCAAGCGCGAGCGTGACGCGCTCATGGCTGAGTTGGCGTCTCACAAACCGCCAGCCACCTAGCGTTGTTGGGCTCGATCTGCGCGACTGTCTCGGGCGTGTCTAGCTCGCTGTCGTACGACACGGGCTCGTACAGCGTGCAGAAATCAGCTTTCGGGGGGAGAGGCTCGACGGGCACGGGCTCGATCCCAACGAGAGCGCACGCGCTCGATAACAACAGGATCGGCACTGGCATCAGCTGCCACAGCTTCGGTTGCTTTTGCATCTTCCTCGGCTTTCTTGATAACTTCCTGTCGTCCTTCGTTGCGGAGCTTTTCTTCGCGCCACGCATTGTAAGCAGCCACGAGCAACGCAACAAGGTTCGACAGAAACGTCCACATGGCTCAACCTATCAAATCATTTCTGCGGACTAGTGACTCCAAAAAGTCTCGGGGCAGTCCTTCTTTGACCGCCCGAGGGGCTGTATCTTGGCGTTCAACAACGCGGCCTTGCCTATCATAAATATCTTTCGATGGTATAAACCCGCGATAGTAATCGTTAGGTCGTTTTGGCCAAGCGTACCCATTTCTGCCGTAGGCAGCTTCTAGCTCGCTAAGTGCTTCGTCATGCGTAGCGCCAGCTTGTGTCATCTTTTTGTATTCTTGGTCTATTGCGTAAGCGTTTAAGTTTATTTCAGAGTCCTCATCAGTCATCATTAGGCCAGACCCTTTACCAACAAACTTTTTTAATTTAGGGTTGGGTGCTGATCCCCGGCTTGGGTTGTAATCTTTAGGTGCTATTCTGTTGCGCGCGTCCGACGTAGCCCAAGCCCAGTAATCGTTGTATTCTTTCTTTTTTTCCATCTCTGCGTAATAGTCGTAATAATCTTTTCTAGACTTAAATCTTTGCGCGATTTTAGCGGGTTGATTTGTAGGCGTTACGGGCGTTACAGGTTGCAGCGCCGCCATCGCGTTCGCGATAGCCACTGGATCAGGAGCCATAGCGTTTGCGGGGCGGCGCTGGATAACCATCAGGACGGCTTCTTCTTCTTGTTGGAGAAGTAGGACCAGACCGCGACGCCGAGCGTCACGAGCGCGCCAGCGACAGACGTCAGGACGTCGGCGCTGAAGATCGCGCCGCCACCGGCCGCAGCAAGAATGGCGCGGACGATACCGGCCAGCTGTTCGTTAGTGAGAAACATGTGCAGTCTCCTTGCTGGGAAGATCGTACGATATCATTTGCGCCGCGCGCTTTCAAGCGCAGCGACGCGCGCGGCTAGGCTCTCCACGACGGCGTCTCTAAGGTCTAGGTCTTTCTGCGCGTCGCGTGCCGTGTAGACCTGCGTTCGACTGTCAGAAATTTGTCTCTCTAATCCTGACAAACGCTCAGTCAGCGTGGCCAGCTTGACCGTACTGTCCTGCACTGTGAAGCCGAACCACGCGGTCACGCCGGTCAGCACGGTCAGCGCGATGCTCTGGAAGTGACGCTCCAGCGTATGGTTAGAGATGTTGTCGTCTGGCTGGTCGGTCATTACTGGCCCCGGTTGTTTGTGGCCTGCGCGAGCATCGCGTTCCGCGCGGCAGACGAAACGATGTTCTGCGGCGTCTGCGGGGGCAGGTTAGTCCCGTACGCGACCATGTCGCGAACCCGGTTAAACCCTTGTGCAGACATCGCGTTGGCCGCGCCCTTAAGGCCGTAGCCTGTTGCCAGCTGCGCGCCCAGCGGGATCAGCCCCGCGCCCGATGCTGCGCTTGCGGCGTTAAACGCCCCCATTGCGGTGCCAAAAAGGTTACGCCCGCCAAAGCCGGGGGTCAGGAAATCCCCGATAAAATTCATCGTACGTTCGGTAACGCTGCCGCCGCGTGCGAAACGCTCTAGTTCGCGCTGCGTAGCCGCAGGCAAACGCTGGAACTCGTAACCGCCGTCTTGGTTTATGAACGCTCGCACTTGGGCTTGCAGCGCCTCCCGCGTGCTGCCGCGCGCCACGCGCGCCGCAGCAGGCATCGCTTCAAACTGCGTTGCGTTCAGGTAGTCAGGATACGTGCCGCGCGCTTCGGCCAGTTGTGTTGTACGCTGGGCTGACTTAGCCGCAGCGTCTGTTTCGACTTTTGCCAACTCTATCTGTCTTTTTTGCATGTCTGTCAGCGCGCTGTTGCGCCGCGCTTCCGCCGTGCGCCTTGCGGTATTTGCCGCGTCGCGGCGCTTAAGAGCTTCGTCAGTTTGGTTTCTTAGTTCAGCGGCGCGCGCCGCCGCGCCTTCAGCAGCTTTTTTAGTCCTGCTGGTGTTCGCGGCAAAAGTCTTGGGGTTGTTGGCGTATTTTACTTTGGCTGCTTCGTACGCCTGCTTGGCGGCAAGCTCTTCTGCTTCTGCGGCCATAGTCTGGCTGGCCAGCGTGCTATACCTGACGTCTGCTTGTGTAGCCGCCGCCGTCGCTTGCGCGGCTTTACGCACCGCCTCGTCGTGCGCGTTAGCAACGCCGCGCATGGCGGGGTCGGTCTTGACCATTTCATCTACGTTTGTCTTGAACCTATTCATCGCGGCTTGAGACGGCGCGACCATATCGTCGGCTGTTTTTTGCGCGGCAGCTTGCGCGGCTCTTGCGGCCGTCAGTGCGTCGGCCGCAGCTTGCTTGGCCGCAACGTCTGTGGCTGGGGCGGCGTTGAACGCTGCTTCGGCGCGGCTCGTGTTAGTAGCTGCTGCACGCGCGGCGTCTTGAGCTAAACGCGCCTTGTCGACTATGTCGTACGCTTGCTGCCCAGACAAAAACACATTGCCTCGCAACGCGTTAAGTGTTGTCTGCGGGTTGGTTCCAAACTCGTCTATTGATTCAAGAATACGCGTTGCCGCGATACGATAGTCGTCTGTCAGCGGTGCGGTAGCGCGTCTGAAATCTTTTCGCCAAAGCTCAAGCTCTCTGCTGGTCAACGTACCTGACGGCGAGTTGCTAGCTCTGGCTTCAAGATCATCGAGCTGTGCCTTGATTATCGGGTGCGATGCAGCGGACGGCGCTAGCTGCCCGCCTCGCGCGGTAGACACCGCCTCGCTGGCTGCGGTTTGCGTCGCCGCGCGGACCTTGTCGGGTGTCCACTGGACGCCTGCGTCATGCGCCGCCTGATAGCGGGCGTTCATAGCCGCGCTCAATCCGGCAGCGGTCGGCGCGCGCGGCTTGAACGGTGCGCGCACTAGGCTCTCGACCATGCTGCCGCTGCTGCCACCCAATATGCCGCCGATGACGCCCGCGCCGAAGCGCAGGAACGGGTTGTCTGTAGTCTCTGACGCGGCCTTGTCTGCCACGCCAGCACCGAAGCCCGACGCAACGTTTACGCCCACCGGCGTCGGTGTCGCCATGAAGTTGGCTACCGGGCGCATGAAGCTGGGCACGACAGGCGCGGCCGTTCTAGCAAGGCTGTTGACTATCGCGCCGCCGCCCGGCGCTTGCGCGGCCATCTCCATACCCGCGTTGAACCTCTGCACGCCGGGGTCTGCGGACGGGGCGTGGGTTAGGCCGGTAGCGTCAAGACCGGCGCGTATGGCGTCTGACGGGCCGGTAAAGTTGAAGTCGGGGCCAAGCACTAACTTGCCGCCTTCGCCGATCAAGTACGACAGCACGTCGCCTGCGGCCAGCGTTGTAGCGCCAGCTATCGCGCCCGGAATTGTGCCCAAGGGCCCGCCCATCGCAGTCCCGATAGCTGCGCCGCCACCCGCGAATGTCGCAACGGGCGCTGTCGCTCGCGACGCTGCGTTGACGTACTCGGCGGGGCCGTTAGCAGGCCCTTTCTCGGGCAGGCCGAGCGTGGCGCGGTAGCCGCTCTGGCGCTGGTCGGCCGGAACCATCGGGTCTTGCTGCGGCTTGGCCGCGACGGGGCGGTCGGACGCGGGGGCGATAAAGCCTTGCCCCTGCGCGGGCGGCTTCGGCCTATCGGACGCTGGCGCTATGAAGGGCATTAGCCGCCGCCTTTAGTCGCAATGTTGCCTTGTGAATCGCGGTACTGAGTGCCGGGCGCGAGCGCGTCGTACGCTGCTTGGCTGTCAACTGTCGGCATACCGCCGCC